TCGCACCTACTCTAGGGGTGTTCCGGGGCGGGGTCTGGGCGTGTTGGCCGACGACGTAAACGTCGCCCAGTTGTTGCCCGGTCTTAGCGAGATTTACCAGATTGGCGACCCGCGTGAGTTCCGTGGCCAATACGCCGACTTCACCGATTACGGCAAAGAGCTGAAACTTGCCGAAGAGGCCGCCATGCGCGAAAAGGCGCTTCGCCAAGGCAAGACGCCGAAGGTCTACAACACCGAGCGCGGCGGCACGAGCAAGTACATGCAGTCCGGCGCTAAGTTCGGCGTGCTCACCCCAGAGCTGCTCCGCCTGTTAGCGGGGGAGTAGGAAGTAGTTCTCGAAGGTGCTGTCCGCGTTTGGGTGGCCAGCCTTTTTGAGAAACTCAATCACTTCTTCACGCGTCACAGGCGCTTTGGGCGTGAGAACGTGCTTGGCGCAGAACAGCGTGAGCGACTGCCGCATCTTCTTCGGTATCGACACGACTGGGTTGATTTGAGGTATCAACGCCCGTCTCCCTTGGCTTCGGCCAGCAACGCGGCATAGGCGATATTATCCTCGGCACTGTCGGCGTGATACTCGCTGCGCGTGAACAGGCGCACCAGCTTGACTTGCTGCATGAACATCCAACCCTCGCTCTCGGTCAGGTCGCGGCCTGTGATGGCGTTAAAGGCCGTCACGATCTTGCCCATTGACCGCTCGCCCTCTGGCTCGTCATAGGTCGAGGCACGGTCGTGCATGTGCGCCGCAGCGCGGCCCAGCAATTCGGCAGCCTTCGGCTCTGGCACTTTAGCCGTCTCCTCATGCGACTGGAAGCAGTCCAACGCCATCTTCACTGTGTCGTGCTCGACACCGCAGCCGCTGCATATAAAGCTCTTACTCATTTCTTTTTCCTTCGTTTCATGGCTTCTAGCAGCACTTCTTGAATGCTGCGCTTGCTTGACAGGCGCTCCATGACGACTTCGTCCACGGTGCCGCGCGCCAGTATCGGATACACCAGCACAGGGCGGTCGTGCCCCGCCTGCTTCTGCCTCATGGGGCCGATGCGTTCGATGATCTGCATATGCTCTTCGAGGTTCCAGTTGACGCCGAAGAATGCCAATATGTTGCCCCCGTCCGCGAGGTTGAGGCCGTGCCCCGCCGACGCAGGGTGAGCGAATAGTATCGGCACCCGTCCGGCGTTCCAATCCCTGATCGTATCAGGGTTAGCGTCCAGAACCCGACCCTGACGGAAACGCATTTGTAGACGTTCGAGATCGTGCTTGAAGTTATAGGCCACCAGCACGGGCGCGCCGTTAGCTTCCTCGATAATGCTTTCCAGCGCATCCAGCTTGGCATTATGGATAGTCTCCCATTTCCCGTCCTCGCCCACGTACAGCGCGCCGTTGGTAATCTGCAACAACTTCTGCGTCCGCACGGCTGCGTTGGCGGCCTCAACCTCGTTCTCCGCGAGCTGCGCAAACATATCGGTTTCCATCGACGTGTACAGTTGCCGCACGGACGGAATGAAGTCGGTGTAGACCGGCACCACGTTCGGCTCGTCCACTGGCAGCGCACGGACGGTCAGGCAGACGTCGCGCAGCTTGTCCTCGACCTCGCGCTGCGTGTGCTCGTATGGCACGAGGCTGTAGCCGTCGTACCCCTTGCGGAACCAACGCTGCTCGAAGGCGCTAAACGTGCGGCCCAGACGCTCACCCTTGTCGATGAACCACGTCTGCCCCCACAAATCCTTCACACCGTTGGGCGCAGGCGTCCCTGTGAGGCCGATAAAGCGGCTCCCCTCGCCGTGGGCTACCTGACCCAGCAATCGCGCCCTAGAGCCTCCCTGACGCAGCCTGTAGGACTTCAGGCGCGTGAACTCGTCGGAGACGATTGTCTTGAACGGCCACGCGTCGCCCAGCTCCTTACGAAGCCAACCGATGTTATCGTAGTTCATGGTGTAAATGTCGGCGTCCTTGGCCAGCGCACGCTCGCGCTGCTTCGGCGTGCCGGTGATGACACTGACGCGCAGGTGCGACAGGTGATCCCACTTGCCGACCTCTTCAGGCCACGTTGACTTCGCGACGCGCAGCGGGGCCAGCACGAGTATGGGGTAGATGTCGTCCACGACGGACATGTTGTCCAACGCCGTCAGCGTCGTAACCGTCTTGCCGCCGCCCATGGGCATCCACAGGGCGCAGCGCGGCACGTCATATAGGAAGCGCATGGCCTCCTCCTGATAGTCGTGTGGCTTAAACGTCCGTGTCATTACCGCTCCGTATCTTTTCGACTATCGTGTCGATGTCTTCTATGGTGCGCGCCGTGAACACCGGAATACCCGCGTCCTGCATGCGCCCGACCTCACGCTCCTGAATTTTGCTGTAGCGGTCGCCTTCGGCCTTTACTTCGATGAAGGCGGACTTGCCCCCCTTCCACCACACATAGCAGTCTGGGCAGCCTCTGCGGCTCTCCCAGCGCACCTTGCGGTATTGACCCCCACTCTTCTGCACTTTCTGCTTGAGGTGGTTCTGTAGGCGGCCTGCGGGGGTCATATAAGCTCCCATCCTTCCGGTTTCGGGTAAGGCTCCTTCTTGTACCGGATCAGGGGCCATGTCTTCTTCTTGAACGTCCGGTCCCCGACGAGGTAGATGTACCGGTGTTTGCGCGGGCGCTGCTTGTAATAGAAGTCGTCGCCATACTTGGCCTTGATCGCTGCCACGCGGCTCTCCGCGCCCCTGAACTGGTCCGATATGGTTTGGCTGTGCAAGTGCTCTTGCCCTTTTATTTTCCAGTCTGTGCGCTTCGCCGACAGGCCGTAATAACCAAAGTTGGTCGCCTGATAGATGTAGCCAAAGTGGCCTTGCTCTGTGTCTGCGAAGGAGACGACGATCCGGCCCTGCGGCAACAGCTTCAGGCTGCGGCCCACAAGCATGCTTGCGTGGTTGCGGACGTTGTCGCGGAGGCACAGGCGGTTTAGCTCAAGCACGGCAGGGGCCATGTCTGGGCCTGCCACTCCGGTGCGAAGTGTCGAACTCAATGGCGTGCCGTATGTGACCACGCCGAGCAAATCCTCGCCGTCGAACAGACCAAAGGCGTAGGTGATACTCGGCCAGCGTTTGGCGTAGTGGATGTTGAGGATGAAGTCCTCGCAATCGGCGCGGGCTATGGCGCGAACGTCCATACCTCAGTCCTTCTTGTAGCGGTGGGTCTCGAACCCAGCCGCAGCCAGAGGCAGGCCGACAGCCCACGACGGGTTGGTCGCCATGATCGACGCAAGCTGCGCCACTGTGTAGTCGGCGCTGTCAGGCACCTCAGTGATCAGCTCGTCATGCACGCGGATGCAGACTTCGTAGCCGTGCTCCTCCGCGCCGACCATGCCGGTCATGAAGACGTCGCGGGCGACGGCCTGAACGATGTTCTCCACCAGCTTGCCGCCGTAGGTCTCGATGCGCTCCCACTTCTTGGTGAACTGGTTCACGCCCTCGAACGTGACGCGCGCGTCCTCGATCTTGGCGTTGCGGTACGACAGGAAGCGCCCGCTGGGCAGCTTGATGCGCAGCCAGCCGTCCTTCATGTCGAAATGGAGCAGGCCGCGCACGTCGAAGCTCTCGCCATCGCCGCGCACTGCGGCGCGCGCCGCGCCCTCAACGTCGTACCAAAGTTTGACCACGTTCGAGTGCGCCGTGCGCCACGCGGTCACCAGCGGCTTGATCTCCTCGTCCGTCATGGCCGCGACCGCAGGGCCGCCCATCGTGCGGAAGGCTCCGACGCCGCCCTGATAGCCGCACGCCAGCTCCATCGTCTTACCGTACTGGCGCATGGACCCGTCGCCGGTCTTCTTGTTCTCGACCACGACTTCGGGATCGACGTTAAAGCCCTTGGCGTAGGCGACGACGTACAGGTCGTGCCCGATGCCTCGGTCGAAGTCGTAGAAGGCCTTAATCTTCCAGTCCTCACCGGCCAGCCACGCAAGCACGCGGCCCTCGATGTTGGACAAGTCGGCGATGACCAGCTTGCGGCCCGCAGGGGCCACCAGACAGCCGCGCACGGCGGACGAGCACAGGTCGGTCACGTTGTCGAACATCAGGTCTTCGCAGTCCAGCTTCATAGCTGAAATGCCTGTCTCGATCTCGTCGGCGTCCATCACGGGGCGCGGCAGGTTCTGCGGCTGGAAAATACGCCCCGCGTCACGGCCTGTGCGCGATGCGCCGCAGAATTGTAGCGTGCCGCGCAGGCGACCGTCGGATGACGTGGCGTCGAGCAGCACCTTATACTTTGCCGGTGAGGTAGCCGCCGCCTGCTGCCGGATTTCCAACAGCTCACGCACGAAGGGCGTCAGGCTGCTGCTGCGGAGCAGCTCGGCAACGGTGGACTTAGTCAGGTTCTCCGGCGTGAAATTGTGGTAGTCCCGCAGATACTGTAGGAAGCGCGCGCCCTGCGTCAGCTTCGTTACGTGTCCGCCTGTCAGATCGGCAGCACGAGTGGCCAGAGTTCCTGAAGTTCTTCGAAAAGCTCGAAGGGCTGCGTGGGCGAGTTCAAGGTCGATGGCGATGCCACGGTCATTAACTCCTTGGTCAATTCG